GCAGCGTCAAGTTTGACGACGGCGGCGCTACTGGCGTCACCATTGCCAGCACCCGCTCATGGTCTCTGACCGTTGAGAAGGAATCACTCGACACCACCGCGCTAGGCGCCACTTATCGCGCTAATGTCGGCGGCCTGATCAGCGGCAGCGGCACCGTCGAGGTGCTTTACACGGCCAGCAGCGCTGATGAGACGAATGCTTTTATCGAGCATGTCAACACGGCCACCGACGAAGGCACAGCCCTGTTTGAGCTGTTCCTTGATACAAACGGCACTAAAAAGGTCAGCTTTGATGGTGTCATCACATCTGCTGAATACTCGGCTACCGTTGGCGAAATCGAAGTGATCACGGTCAACTTCGTTACCAACGGCGCCATTACCCTGGACATCTGATCATGGCTTTTTATCGCGGGCAACAGGGCACGGTATTTTTTGACAAGGCTGGTAGCGGCGGCCTGTCTGAGATTGCTGCGGTCCGGTCTTGGACCATGACCGTCGAGAAGGAATCGCTTGACGTGACCGACCACGGAGACACCTACCGTGCCAACGTGGGTGGCTTGATCAGCGGTTCTGGCACCATTGAGCTGATGTATGATGCCCCAGGTTCTGGCGACAAGCTAGACCTGATCAAGGACGTCAATCAAGCCACCGATGAAGCTGATGCAGCATTTGAGCTGTATCTGGACGAAACCGGCGGCAAAAAGATCACCGGCACGCTGGTGGTGACAGGTTCCGAGTATTCCGCTACTGTGGGCGAAATCGAGATCATCACGATTAACTTCGTGACATCTGGCACGCTTACCCTCAGCATCTAATGCCCGCCGCACAACGCCCGGTTGACTTGCTCGCCGGTGCATTTGACCTTAACCAGCGTCGTAAGTTCAGCATCAAGAACGATGCTGGCGATACGGTGCTGGACCTTTACTTCAAGCCGATCACCCGCGCCGACCGCAAGCGTGCTACCACGCTGGCCGGCTCTGATGAAGCACTGGAGATCAGCACCTACATGCTGTGCCAGATTGCCGAGTTGGAAAACGGCACCAAAGCGTTTGCACCGGCTGATGCGGCCAAGCTGCAACGGGAACTGCCTGAGCGGGTGTTGAACGAACTGGAGCTGTTCCTGTTCGGCCTTGGCGATGATGCCGGCCTAGAGGAAGCAAAAAAAGACTAGGCCAGGATAGCTGGCTCTTTTTTGAGTTCTTCCTGGCCACTGAGCTTGGCATGACGGTCAGCCGGTTACGGACTGAGCTGACCGATGCCGAGTTCATCCATTTTGCAGCGTTCTACGAGGTCAAAGGCGAACGCGAGAAGGAGGCCATGGACAAAGCCCGCCGGCGGTAAACTGGTGCTATGGCAGTCTCCAACGTTGAGCTAAGGGTTGACGCACGCAATGCGATTGCCGCGTTGCAGCGCGTTAACAGCGCATCAGCTCAGGCCGAGGCCGCCACTCAAAAGTTAAAGTCTGCCTTTGCAACTGCCGGGCAGGTCCAGTCCGTTTTTGGCGCAAAAGTAGCCAATACAGAATCAGCAATACGCAAACAGATCGCAGCTTTGCAGGATGTGCAAAGTCGGGTTCAGCTTGGCGGCGCTATTTATCAAAAGGCCGCAAAGCAGATTGAGGAATACGAAGCTCGATTGCGGGGTGCTAGTCGAGCGACATCAGATGCCGCCACGGCATTGACCGGGTTGGCTGCTGGAGCAGCGGCTTTCAATGCGCAGCGTATCGCCACGGCGTTTATTACCGCCGCTAACGCTGCCGATGGTGCCGAACGACGCATTAAGCTAGTTAGCCAAGGATTTGACGATTACAGGCTTGTTCTGCAAGTGGCAGAGGGTGCTGCTAAACGGTTTGGCCTATCGCAGATTCAGGCATCAACGGCTATCGCAGACGTTTACACAAGGCTGCGCCCCGTAGGGTTTCAGCTAAATGAAATCAACGCGATTTATGAAGGTTTCAATACGGCAGTGAAGTTAAGCGGCGTCAGCGCTGAAGCTGCGAATGCTGCATTTTTGCAACTGTCGCAGGGTCTTGGCAGTGGCACTTTACAGGGTGATGAGCTGAGATCAGTTCTTGAGCAGATGCCTGCTATTGCTCAGGCAATTGCCAAGGAAATGGATGTTAATGTTGGCAGCATTAAAAAGTTCGGATCAGAAGGCAAGATTACTGCTGAGGTTATTGTTAGGGCACTTGACCGCGTTCGCACTGAAGGCGCCGGCAAGCTAGCGCAAGCATTAGACACACCGCAGCAAAGAATCATTGATCTTCAGAATGCTTTTGAAGATTTAAAGGTTGAGGTAGGTGGCGCGGTGGCGCCGATTGTGATTGCCTCAATCAAAGAAATTACAAAGGCACTTCAAGAAGCCACCAAGTTCACAGTGGATCTAAAAGCTGGCTTTATGGTGATGGGTGATGCGTTTGGTGGTATCAACCTAGGCATCGGATCAATGAACGAGGGGTTGCTAGGTACGATTATGCGACTAAATGAAATTGGCAGAAATAAGGGCTTAATAGCGCTGATAGATATAATGACGCTCGGCGGCGCATCAACTCTGGGCGGCATTGCCAGGCTTGGCAAGAAGCGTCGCGCAGGCGAGGGATATGCAGCACCAGCCGGACCGGAAATGCCAATTCGGTTGTCAATGCAAGGCCGGGCACTGGGCGGTGGTGGCGGTGGAGGTAAAGGCGCTGCCAATAAAGCAGCCCGTGAGGCAGAACGCGCTGCAGAAGCTGCTGCTAGGGAACAAGAGCGTGTTGCCCAAGTCATCCGTGAGCGACTGGCAGAGGGTCAGATTCTGCAACTGCGCTCAACCATTCAAGACAAGATTGCTGCTGCTGAGGTTGCGGGCGACAAGCAGCTTGCAGCACGCCTCAAAGGGCAAGAAAAAGAACTAGACATCCAATACCGCTACGCACAGGCGCTGGCGCAAGAAAAAGACATTAGAGCGCAAGAAGCCATTATTTATGAAGGCAATACAGCACTGATCGCTAATCAACGGGAAATCCAGCGCGAGCTAACGGAGCTGCAGAATGAAAGCGCAAGGAATCAAATTGTAGCGCTTGAAAATCAAATCAACCTGCAGGCTGAGTTGACTGAAAGCCAGAAACAGCAAAAGGCTATCGCTGACAGCCTTGCCATCACCATTGGCGAGGGGTTGGCGTCATCTTTTAACGCATTGATCCAAGGCAGCGAGGACTTTGGCACTAGCCTCAGGCGCATTGCCTCTGGCGTGCTGATCGACATTGCCAATCAACTGCTGCGGGTGTTCGTCATCCAAAAGGCGATCAACGCCCTTAGCGGTTTGTTTGGTGGTGGCGGCGCAGGAGGGCTGTCTTACTCGGGCGTCACCGGCAGCGCCCTTGGCACTTCAATGCTGTCTGGTAACTTCACGGCGACGCCATTCAGCACGATTGGTCTTGGCTTCCGTGCCAACGGTGGCAGCGTCCGCGCTGGCAGTCCATATGTCGTTGGCGAGCGGGGCCCTGAGCTGTTCATGCCAGGCCGCAGCGGCGGCATTGCACCAACTGGCAGCTTTGGTGGCGGCGTTAATGTGGTAGTCAACGTAGACGCAGGCGGCACCAGCGTGGAAGGCAACGAGCCGAACGCCAATCAGATGGGTAGGATCATCGGCGCTGCAGTGCAGGCTGAGATCGTCAAGATGCAACGTCCCGGCGGCCTGCTCGCCAATACCCGCTGATGGCTACTTTCCCTGCGATAACCCCTGCATATGGCGTTGAGAAGCGCAGCGCTCCAACCGTGCGCACCGTGCAGTTTGGCGACGGCTACCAGCAGCGGCTGACCTACGGCCTGAACCAAAACCCTAAGGAGTGGTCCTTGACCTGGAACAACATCACCGAGGCCAATGCGGACACGATTGAGGCCTTCCTTGATGCACGCGCTGCTGATAGCGCTTCCTTTGACTGGACGCCGCCTGATGAGTCAACCGCTTACAAGTGGGTATGCGACAGCTGGAGCAAGTCCATCCCATACGCCGGCAGGGCGATAATTAACGCCACCTTCCGCCAAGTGTTTGAGCCCTAATGGCATACGCAGCTTGGGCTAGCAGCACCGCCTACAGCGTTGGCGCAATTGTCCGTGCAACGTCCGTACAGGCCACAGGGCTTGTCTTTCGCTGCACTGTTGCAGGCACATCAGCTAGCACACAGCCTGCCTGGCCTACCGATATCGGCAGCACCATTGCAGATGGCACGGTCACATGGGCAGCGATTAGCAGCGTCTACGAAGAACTGTCGGTACTGGCGCCGAATGCCATCATCGAGCTGTTTGAGCTGCAGCTTGACAACACGCTGCATGGTGCAAGCACGACGTACTACTGGCATAACGGCGTCAATGCCAACGTGACTGGCGACATCGTTTTCAACAGCAATACCTACGTCAGGCTTCCGGTCAAGGCGGAGGGTTTTGACTACAGCAACACTGGCAGCCTGCCACGGCCAACGCTGACGATCAGCAACCTGACTGGTGATATCACAGCAATTCTGCTGCTGGTCAATGCGACGACGCCCGGCAATGACCTTGGTGGCGCCACTGTCCGCAGGATCCGCACGCTAAAGAAGTTTCTAGACGGCGAGACCAATGCAGACCCCAATGCACGGTTTCCGACAGAGATCTGGTACGTCGATCGGAAGTCATCCGAGAACCGCGATCTGGTGCAATTTGAGCTGGCCAGTAAGTTTGACCTTGCAGGCGTGATGCTGCCAAGGCGCCAGATCATTGCCAACGTGTGCCAGTGGCAGTACAGATCGGCAGAATGCGGCTACACCGGCAGCAACTACTGGAATGTCAACGATCAGGTGGTCGGCACCTTGGCGCAAGATGTATGCGGTAAGCGGCTTGGTAGCTGCCGATTGCGGTTTGGCTCCACTGCAGAGCTGCCGTTCGGCTCATTCCCTGGCGCTGGTCTAACGCAATGAAGCTAGGCACAACGTTGCAAACCGAGATCCTCGCCTACGCGCAGGCATGCGACCCCAAGGAAATGTGCGGGGTTGTCCATGTGGTCAAGGGCCGGAAGCGGTTTTACGCCTGCAGCAATATCGCCGCAACGCCTGATGAGCACTTCGTGTTGGACCCTGCCGACTATGCAGCGGCTGAAGATTTGGGCGAGGTCGTGGCGATCGTTCACAGCCACCCTGTTACCAAGCCTGAGCCGTCAGATGCGGACCGTATCGGTTGCAATAGCAGCGGCCTGCCATGGGTGATCGTCAACCCCAAGACTGAGGAATGGGGCCAGTGCGAGCCGTCTGACTTTGAGCTGCCGTACGTCGGGCGTGAGTTTGTCTTTGGCGTGGTGGATTGCTACAGCCTGTGCCGTGACTGGTATCAGCGTGAATGGGGTTTGGAGCTGGCTGACTTCCCGAGGCGTGATGGTTTCTGGGAGCGTGGTGAAAACCTGTACGTCGATGGGTACAAGTCCCAAGGCTTCCGGCGTGTGCCGTTTGATGAGTTGCAGTACGGCGACGCGATCCTGATGCAGCTTGGCGCTGACCTGCCTAATCACGGCGCGATCTACCTGGGCGATCAGCAGATTCTGCATCACGTTCAAGGCAGGCTCTCTAGCCGCGATGTCTTCGGCGGCTACTATGTGAAAAGCACTGCCATGGTCCTGCGGCATGAAAGTCGTTAAGGTCTACGGCGCCCTCCGCAAGTTCCTAGGTGGCCGCTGCCGTTTCGAGTTTGAAGTAGACACACCAGCGCAAGCAATCAAGGCGTTGTGTGTTAATTTTCCTGATCTTGAGCAGTGGCTGATTAAAAGCGATTGGGGTTATCGCGTCACGGTTGGCAAGGAGCGCATCGGGCCAGAGAATGCAGAGCTGGTCTGCCTGCCTTGGTCAGAGCGTGAGGTGTTCAGCATTGCCCCGGTGATCGCAGGTGCTGGTCAAGGTGTCGGGCAGATCTTTGCAGGGATTGGCCTTGTGGCACTGGCATTGGTGACGGGTGGCGCAACCATTGGCCTGCTCGGATTAGCAGCGCCGCTTTCTGTTAGCAGCGTGCTGGGTACAATCGGCGCCAGCTTGGTGCTTGGTGGTATCGCGCAGATGATTTCGCCGCAGCCAAATATATCGCCGTTAGTGCGCGGCAAGGAAGCAGCCAGGCTTGAGAGCTTCAGCTTCAGCGGCATCAACAACACCAGCCAGCAGGGATTGCCGGTTCCGATCGCTTACGGTCGGGTCTTTGCTGGCTCAGCAGTCCTAAGCGCTGGCCTTGACGTTGATCAACTGAGATGACACAGATCCAAGGTGCTGGTGGTGGCGGTGGCGGTGGCGGTGGTGGTGGCTGCTTCCCTGGATACACGCTTGTCGATATCCCTGGCGGGCAGTGCCGCATTGATGAGCTGAAGCCCGGTGACATCGTTCTGAGCTTTGACGATCAAGGGCAGATCCTGCCTGCCAAGATCCTCAAGCTGCATGTCCACGACAGCGAACCGATCACCCGCTACAGCTACTGGGGTGGCAAACACCTTGATGCAACGCCTAATCACTGGGTACTCAACCAGTTCAATGCGTTTGTTTGCATTGACACGCTGGGGCCTGATGACTGCCTGATTGACGGCTTAGGGCACCTGCGGCCCATCATCGCCAAGCAACCGCTAGAGCCTGGCACGGTTTACAACCTGACCGTTGAAGGACAGCACACCTTCATTGCGGGCAACATTCGCGTCCACAACGCTGGCCTTGGTGCCACGATCGCTGGTGCAGGTGGAGGTGGTGGCGGTGGCAAAGGTGGTGGTGGCACGACGCATGTACCAACGGAGGCCGATGACTCGCTGCAATCGGTTCAATACGGCAGTGTTCTTGACCTGATCAGCGAAGGCGAAATCCAAGGCATTGAGAACGGCGTTAAGGGCATCTACCTGGACGGCACGCCGATTCAAAGCAGCAGCGGCATTGATAACTTCACTGGCTACACCGTTGTCACCCGCAACGGAACGCAGAATCAGGCGTACATCCCTAACACCGAAGGCACGCAGTCTGAAAAGTCCGTCAACGTTGAGGTCACAAATGCTGCATCTGTAACCCGTACCGTCACGGATACTGATGTTGACCGTGTGCGCGTCACGGTGCAGCTACCGGCGCTGCAGATCATTGAAGACGACGGCGACATCATCGGCCATAGCGTCAGCATTGGCGTTTACATCCAATACAACGGTGGCGGCTTTACCAAACTATTTGATGACACCATCAGCGGCAAGACCACCAATAGCTATCAGCGTGACTATATAGTCAGCCTGTCCGGTGCATTCCCTGTTGATATCCGCGTTGTCCGCAACAGTGCTGATGAGACCAGCGCCCGCAGGCAAAACCGCACTTACTTCAGCAGCTACACCGAAATCATTGACGAAAAGCTGCGTTATCCCAACAGCGCACTGACTTTCCTGCGGTTTGACTCGCGGCAGTTTGACACGGTGCCAGCCCGTAAGTATCTGGTGCGTGGCATCAAGGTGCAGCTACCCAGCAACGCCACCGTTGATACGACAACCTACCCAGGGCGCGTTACCTACTCAGGCGTCTGGGACGGCACGTTTGGCGCTGCTACATGGTGCGCAGACCCAGCTTGGTGCTTGTGGGACTTGATGACCAGTACGCGGTACGGCGCAGGCATTCCAGCCAGCAGCCTTGACCGTTACGACTTTTTCGCCATCAGCCAATACTGCAACACGCTTGTCAGCAACGGACGCGGCGGTCAGGAGCCACGGTTCAGCTGCAACATGCTGATCAACAGCCGTGATGAGGTCTACAACGTCATCCAAGAGTTTGTCGCCCTGTTTCGTGGCATTGCCTACTACGGCGCCGGGTCGATGGTGGTGTTGCAGGATAAGCCTGCAGATCCGCAGTACCTGTTGACACCTGCCAATGTCGTTGATGGGCTGTTCAGCTACAGCGGCAGCGCACAGAAGGCACGGCACACCACCGCAACGGTTGCATACCAGACCTACCAGCAGCTTGGTGAGGTCACCTATGAATATGTCGAGCTGGCAGATGCGGTTGCTAAATACGGCATCATCAATAAGGACATCAAGGCCATTGGCTGCTACTCGCAGGGCCAGGCGCACCGCTTGGGCAAGTGGGCATTGCTGTCAGAGCAGAACCTGACCGAGACCGTCACATTTTCGGTGTCGCTTGATAGTGGCATCGTTCTGCGGCCTGGAATGGTGATTGACATTGCCGACCCGATGAAGGCTGGCAGCAGGCAGGGCGGCAGGATCAGCGCAGCAACGACGACGACCGTAACGCTTGATTCTGCTCCCACCCTAGGAGGAAGCCCAACCATCAGCGTGCTGCTGCCTACGGGCTTGGTCGAAACGCGCAGCATCAGCGGTCTAGCGGGCAGTGTGGTCACGGTCAGCAGTGCATTCAGCGAATCTCCTAATCCGCAGAGCATTTGGATTATCCAAAGCACCGGCACGCAAACGCAGCAGTTCCGTGTCATCACGGTTGCCGAGGGTGAAGACGGCATCTACGGCATCACGGCGCTGTCATATAACGCCAGCATTTATGCCGCGATTGAATCGGACCTAAAGCTGTCGTTCCGTGATGTAGGCGATGGCGGCCTGACCGATCCGAACACCATCCCGCAGGAACCAATCGTTGAACCTGCACCTGATCCGCCGAGCAGCATTGATGGCACTGAGCACCTGTACGTTGACGGCTCCAACGTGCTTACTGCTTTTGAGCTGAGCTGGATTGAGCCAACCGTCAGGATTGTTGCCAACCGCGCCATCAAGGCGGTCAACTATCGGTTGCAGTACAAGATTAACAATGACAATTGGCGGCAACTGGAGACGACATCACCGTCGATCCGTCTGACTGGGTTGCGTGCTGGCACGCTGTACGTACAAATCGTCAGCATTGGCCTTACCGGACGGATCAGCTCCACCGCAACGGCACAGTTTGCGCTGATTGGCAAGACGGCACTTCCCGGCAACGTCCAGAACTTGACGATTGAGGCCATTAGCGCCAACAGCGCCCGCCTGCGGTGGGATGCAACGGTTGATCTAGACGTGAAGGTGGCTGGCCGTGTTCACATCAGGCACACCAACCTTACGAATGGCACCGGCACATGGAGCAACAGCGTTGACCTGATCCCTGCCGTCGCTGGCTACAGCACCGAGGCGATCGTGCCGTTGGTCGAGGGTGAGATCTTGGTCAAGTTTGAGGATGACGGTCGACGCCAGAGCCCAGAAGAAACCAGCGTGATTGTGGATTTCCCCGACGCTGTGGGGCAATTGATTCTCCAAAGCCGCCGCGAGGACGCAGACGTTCCGCCGTTTCAGGGCAATAAAACAAATGTTTTTTACAGCGAAGAGTTTGACGCGCTGGTGCTCG